CAGCAGCGTAAGTAGACTCTTCAAAGAATACTGCAGTAATGTCTGCTGCTCCAAGAGTATCAGTACCACGGCCACCTGCCCCTACCAGACCATCAACAGCTACCAGAACTTCATCCCAGTACTCAGATTGATCTCCTTTTTTGTAGTGACGTAAAACCCAACCTTCTGCTGTAGCAAAGATGTTTGAGGGGTCTACAGCACCACCCTGTACCGCCCATTTAGGCTTAGCTTCATCAGCATCTGTGACTCCCCAAAGTGCCATGTCATGTACTCCTTAATTACTGTCTAATCTGTAGTTATTTATAAGAATAACGGATTCAAATTAGCTTTCCAGTAATGCTTTTTGAAGAGCTTCTACTAACTGATCATCAACCTTGTTACCTGACTTGGCAGCAGCTCTTTTGAGCAACTTGATTACAAAATCTTTAATAACAGAGTCAAGATCTTCAGGAATATTATCAACTGCCTTGTTAATAATACTAATCGCTAAGGGCATTAAAAAGTTTATCATGATTAAAACTATAAGTTACCTTTATATAGGCTCTAATCGTATCTTTTCTTACCGTCCTTTATATATCCTGATCCTTTCTTATCGTAAAATCTAACTCTCTTCTTAGCTTCCACACCAGACTTCTGAAAATCCTTAAAGGTTTTCTTCTTCTTTGCTTCCTTATGTGCCTTGTTAGCACGACCAAGGAGCTCATCTTTGAGACTCCTTTTAAACTGATCAGTAGTTTCATTGGTATTGGAAAATGCTTTCTTCATCTTACCAATAGCATCACCTCTGAGATGAGGTGGTAAATGATCATCCTTTTTCTTTTTATATTTTTTCCTGAGATCAGAACCTTTAATGTGTTCTATCTCAGGTTTCCAGTCTTCCTTAACTTCCAAGGCCACGACCCTTCTTATAGTTGCCCTCTCCACCATACCTTGCCATAGTGTCAGTGTATGATTGAGTAGACTTGAACCCTGCCTTCTTTGCCTTAGCAGAATATGCTGCTTTTTCTTTTGCTCTCTTTAGATACTTACCAGTACCTTCAGTAGACTTAGCACCTTTCACCTTTTTCTTTTGTTGGGTTCTTCCAGCAATAGCACCCTTGCCATGCTCCTTTTCTATCTTTGCTATCACCGCAGCCATAGCACCAGATGGGGCCTTCTTAGTACCACCCTTATCATAACCCTTCTCTTTCTTAAGACGAGTTGCTTCAGATAGATATGCACTGAAAGATAAGAACTCTTCACCAGTGAATACCTTCTTAACTTTACCAGCAAACTTTACAGTATCTTTAGCACCTTTAGCAGCACCCTTTGCAAATACTCTTGCACCTTGTGTTGCTTTACGATGTCTCTTAACACCCCTCTTAACCCAATCTTTTGCCTTATCACTTAAAGAACTAGACTTCTTTGCCTTAGGTGCTGCCTTTGGTTTAGGTGCTGCCTTAGCCTTAGGAGCAGGTTTTGCTTTAGGTGCTACTTTCTTAGCAACAGGTTTTGCCTTTGGTGCTGCTTTCTTAGCAACAGGTTTTGCTTTAGGTGTCACCTTCTTAACTGCAGCAACAGGTTTTGCTTTAGGCTTTGCCTTTGCTTTTGGTTTAGGTGCTTCCTTCTTAGGTTCAGGTGATCCAGTAACCTTAGTAAGTTGAGATGGTTTCTTTAAACTTGGTCTCTTCTTAGGGGTCTCCTTATACTCACCAGTCTTCTTCTCTTTTCTCTTTGCTTCAGCAGCAGCATCCTTTGCAATCTGTTTCTTGATAGAACCTTTGGTTCTAACATTCATCTTACGTGCTGACCTTTCTTCTTCCAAATCATGCTCTACTTCTTCATTTGCATTTGCTTTATATCCTTTATAATGCATTCGTGTTCCAGCTTCACTTGTATAGGATTCCCTTTCCATTCTGCCACCTAACTTACCTGCTCGTCTTTGAGCATTTCTATCTGCTGCTCTTCGTGCTGCTGCCTTTCTTGCCTTATCATATGAAGACTGTGCTTCATCTACCTTATGCTCAGTACAATTCTTCTTACCACATGTAGGACATGTAGTTTCCTCATACTGATCCTTAACATTAGGATTGATCTTAATTTTAGTTTTCTTTTCCTGTATTTGTTTAAATGTCAGCATTGTTATCTTCCCTAAACTTGTTGAGTGCAGGTGTATTTCCTTTCATCTTTTCGTATACACGACGAATTATATCCTCCTGTACCATTTCTTTCTTAGACTTTATAACACTCTCATTCTTTCTCTTAGCTGCTTGCTTTGAATATAACCTTTGTGCTTGCTTATTTTTCTTTACTGCGGTCTCCTTATCACCAGCAACAGCTGCCTTACCTCTTGCGATGTCTGCTTTCTTAGATGCCTTAAGTGCAAGGTCAGCAGAGATCTCGTCTAGCTGTTCACCTTCCAATTCTACTCCTTCCTTTTGGTTTTTCTTTTTCTCTTCCTTCTCCCTCTTGGAGATCTTACCATCAGTATCAGATTTCTCGTACCACTTTCCATCACCATCATCGTCTTGCCAACGATCTTTCTTCTCATCTTTTTTGTCTTCATCCTTTTTCTTACCTTCATACATTTGTCTGTATGCATCGGTCATATCAGGAAGTTCATTGTTAGTAAAGGATTTCATTTGGCAGCAACTGTATCTTTCTCCTTTTTATTTATCTTCTTTAGGAATTCGCCTGGTGTCATTTGTTTTACATAGTCAGTAAGACTATCCGTACCGAATTCACGATTAGATGGTTTGGTATAATCAGTCTCTACCAAATCCTTTAACCAAGAACGGAATACATTCTCATCTTCATCAACATATATCACATAATTACTGCCACGACTAACAACCTTACCAGTAATACCTGTATTAAGATTCTCTACATAACATCCCACAGAAAGAAGAGTCTTATCAAAATATGCTTCACGCAAACCTTGAGGATCTAACTTAGGTGCAATCTCATACAGAAGATAAGATGCTTCAGCAAAATCTTCTTTAACTTCTACCTTCATAGCAGACTGCACTGCTTTAAATAAATCTTGACAACCTTTCTTATCTAATTGACTGGCACAACCTTGCTTAAATGTTTCATAGTCATCTTGTGCTGCTGCCTTACGCATCTTAGATGCAGACATACCTTCAATACCATCAGCATCAGGGTCTCTATCACCAGCAGATACTACATTAATCTTTTTAAAATCATATAAATCACCGTTGTACTTGGTAGCAAGAGAAGTAAACTCACTAACTCTATCTCCACCTACTACAATATTAACTTCAGTATATCCTTCACCTGCTACAGTAGTAAGTACATCAAATATAGTCCTCATCTCTTCATTATTAATGATATTATCACTATGCTTTGGATATGATTGCTTCATAAACTTAATCTTAGTACCAGTATCCAATGGGTTCTTCTTAGGATCTACTGATCTACTAGGATATATTCTATAGTCTCCTTTCTGTGCTGCTACCTTCTTAATTAAAGCTTCATGTCCAGTAGTAGGTGGATTAAATCTTCCAAATGTAAGAGATATTGCACCTTGATCGACCTTATTCTCGCCACCTCCCTCTTCTTCTTGTCCACCTTTCTGTTGTCCTCCCTGATCTTGTGGTGCAAGTTTAATTAACTTACCCGACTTACTCATATGAGTTACGTTGCCTCTTACATCGGCATACTTACCGTAACCTACATGGGTTAATTTTAATTTCTCTGCTTCTTGAGAAGCAAAAGATCTCTGTGCCTCGCTTAGGAAAGAGCTAAACTTTTTCATGCGTCCAATTTTTATCTAAGTTGAAGTTTGCTTTGCTAAAGGTCAGTCTGTCTACGATCTTATATGGGTTTTCAGAAACGGTCACGAACCCTTCATGATTGGTAGGTTCACCATCGATGTAACATTCAATATCCCCATTAACAATGATCGCATCGAGTAGACGATGTTTCAATTGTGAGATTAAATGCCATGCCTTGAAGGTATGGACATTAACTTCGTACTTATATTTAGCATCTAACTGTGAGTATAATTTCTGTGCATGCGGAACTTCTCCTGCCCTGATAAAGGAATTGATATGTTTCTGTATCTCAGTGCGGGACTTTGGTGTCTTAGATAATAAAACTGTTGGAAGAATCCTCACAAAATTAGTCCACGATAGAGGTGGAATAACCTCAGCATTATTAGTATCTACCATGTAACAATCATCAGAAGATTGTAAGGTCACACCTATCTTTGCCTCTGCAGTAGGACTAACCTCTGTATATTCTGTGTGTGGTGCTACTATAATCTTAGAATAAACTGGAGAAGGAAAATGATAGGAAATAGTATTAGGCTGATAAACAGCACCTCCCCCAACGCCAATCCAGTCACACTGGATAATCCTATGGTACCGAGGAAGATGGCGAAAGCAAATCCTAAGAATATCAGCCACAACGCCTTTATGATTTTTATCAATGTCTTCAGGTGAATAATTTATCTTTGGTCTTCTCTTATTGAATACTGATTTAGTACCAACAAAGAACTGACCGTTATCAGGATTTATACCAAACACAATTGCAGGTGCACCGTCCCACTTAACAGATAGTTTATTACTCTTAATTAAATCCCTAACTGTACGTAAAGCATTGCGACGACCAAAGAGAATTGAATCTTCTGGATGTTCTAAGTGCTTGTTTGGCATGGAATTCCTGTCTATATCTGTATTATAGCAGGATTCCCCACCAAAATCAGTGTCCATGTGCCAGTTCTTTATTTGACCACCACATAAAAACAAGATGACCAAATTTTATTTGATTCATCTATAGGAACAGCTTGAAAACCTTCTCCTAACTTTTGACCTAAAGTTTGAGCCTGTCTTTTTCTTACTTCGACCTGAGCTTTAGAAATACCTGCACCAAATCCTTGAGATGCTGCTAAATTAAATAAATTTTCAACAGTAATATCTCTCGTTACCTTATTAGTAATCCTATCTACTGCAATTGCCACCTCACCAGCATGAGTTTTATTCAACCATTTTTCCTCCTCACTCTTAGCACTCTTAACAGCAGCAGCATCCCACATCCTACCATTATTAATCTTACTGAATAATATTTGAGTGTAAGGTTTTATTTCCTCTGCAAATATTTGAGGTTGTTTATTAAATTCCTTAACATATTTTCCTCTACCTAACCATTCTTTACCACCAGTACCACTCCAATACTTTGTTTTAAGATTATCAAATTCAGATTTATTTCTTATATTATTCAACTCTTTTATACCAGTATTATCAGTTTCTTTTATTATCCACTGATAGTTCTCTGTACCCATAGATCCATAACGAGCACCAGAACCAGACCCACCTTCAATTTCTAATCTTGCACCACCAGACTTAACAGTCTTAGTTTTAATCGATCCTTTAATATAATCTCTTTTCTCTACCCTACCAGTATCATAGTCTACTTTATCAACAGAGAATCTAATCTTAGCATCCTGATTACTATCAGTAAATTCAATCTTAGTATATCTAACAACCTTTTTAACACTAGAATACCTATCATTCTCAAAGACTATCTTAACCTGACCACTAGGAGCCTTCAAAGATACTGGAAACAATTGACCTCTCTGAAACTGAGACTGAATAAATCTATTCAACTTATTAACATAATCTACACAGTACTCTGGGTTATTAAAAATTTGTTGATTAGTTATACTAACAAATTGTTTTAAAGTAGTTTGAACTTTTGTAGTCATGATCCATACATCAGATGGATTCCATTTATCTTTATCAACTCTTCCTTTAAATCCTAACTTACCCTTTACCTTCTTAGATATTTGATTATAAGCTCTATATGGACTGATGGCAGGTGGTAACATATCAGCCCTCATAGCTTCATATCTACCAGCACCTACTTTAATCTTATTATGTCCCATAAAGGCATCTAACTGAGCAACCAATCTCTCATGCCATCCTTTATCATTTAAAAACTCATTAATCTTATTGATTCTAGACTTCAAAGCACCATCAGAACTAACTCTTGTGACTATAGATCCAATACCCATCTCACCAACCCACTTAGTAAGATGACTATAGTTAGTAATCTGTTCAAAAGATTTTGGATCGAATTGCTTCTTCTTACCCTGCTTCCAAATAGCAAAATAATAGCAAAACATAGCTTCACTAAGTACTTCTACATCTTTATTGCTAATTGCCATAGTTGAACGCAGGTCTCCACGTACTATTTAGAATCCCTAGTCGATGACATACCACGTATTACTTTCCGTATCTCCTCTTCCAACATATTTGCCCCCGACTTATTACCCATAACCTGTGCTAAATGTTGTTTCTTTTTAAGTTCTTTAAGGAGAGTTTCGGACATGGCGTTAGTGTCAAATTAAGGTTATTTATCTCCCATTGTAGGGAGGTTCCTCCTCACCAACAAGATACGTGAAATGTTCTGTATCAAAATAGGATGGATTTAAATCATCCATCTCATCATACAAATCATATGGACCTTTCAACTTCTTCTTATGTTCACGTTCATCTAATACTTCATTGATAAGGATTTTCATCTCCTTAGCATATGTCTCAGTAAATAACCTGCGAGGTCTAATAGTAGAAGGTTTATGAACCTGCTTCTTATCTGACTTCTCCCACTTTGCCCTCTCTTCAGGGCTCATCTCAGGACTCATGCCCTGTGTATCCATTTTACTCATCTTTAGATTCTTGGATAAGTTTCAGTTTTTCATATAGTTCGTTGACTATTGGTTCAGACTTCCTACTCTTCCACAGTTGAGTAACAATAGTATCGAACTCCTTATCAGAAATCGGTAAGTCCATCCTCAACCTTCTCTAATAAAGGAACTATATTGATAATGTTATCAATATTAGACATCATGTCTGCAATATGTTTTGAGATGTATGGTTTCTCAGTACGTGCTGCAAATGATAATGCGTTACGTAAATCTTCTTGTGCCTCTAAGAGAGAAGATTCAACTTGTTCTGACAATGGCATAGTTTAATGGGGATTATATTTTTGAATGATAGAATAAACTATCACGAGAGTAATTAGAGCAATACAAATGACTGGTAAAATAAGATGCATTATCGATCTCCTACTTTTCTATTTTCAGAATGTCCTATGGTAAAACTACCACCTGGATAACGCTTCTCTAACTTTTTAATGTTACCTTCTATTACCTCATCGAAACTGATGTCCAGAGCCATGCAAGCTTGTGCCACATACCACATAACATCACCCAACTCAATAATAAGATGCTCTCTGTTGTCGGATGTCCAAGGTTTACCCTGAAACACCATCTTCTTAACGATCTCAAGAAACTCACCAGACTCAGCAGCAAGCCCAACGCCAGCAGTGGTAAGACGTTCAATATT